CGCGTGTTTTTTTTTTTTAAAAATTACGCCCATTTCAGAAGTAAGACTCGGTCTGACACTGTTGCCATGTAGGAGGAGTACCAAGCCATTTAGGGTAGTGCCTTTGCCTGTCAAAATGATTGAGTTCTAACAAATACTCACGAGTAGGAAATCCAGTAGGAGATATATTCCAATTTATCTTACGTAGGTATTTATCATCTGCTTTTATCCATTCCTCCAAATGCTCATCTATAAACTGCGTACCCATTAGATTAGATCCCATTGAGTACATACGCTTAAATAAAAAATACAACATCTCATACGCAATAGGGTCAACCCCCAATGTATCATAAACGAGTCCTATCATCCTCGCCATCTGCATATATATCGGTGCAGCTCTATTTTTCGGTATGCCTACTCTCCACTTATACTGGTCCAATGGCCGATATGGGACGACCAATGCAACTTTCGGATCAATTTGTCTCAAATTAAAATTATTCGAATCAATAAACAACCTTTTCAAATAAGAGGGCCCTTTTACAACCAATCCATGTACATTATTATTGCGAACCGTATAGTGGGTCAACAATGTAGAAAAATACTCAAAATTCTTCATCTCAACATTATGATACACTTTGATGTATTCAGCAAATCCTTTCACATTTACTATTCCAGAAATACTCTTACGATATTGCATCAAGAAGTCATCTCCATATACAAAGATTCCTATTTGCCGATATGCCAGATGCCTCCATATCAATCTTCTCACCTCCACACTACTTATTCTCATAGTGTGAAATACATAAGACAGAAAGTATACATTTGCCACTACCCAAGAATCTCCATGTGATGTCTCCAACGATCCACTAGGCATTACTCCAAGCAATAGAATAAAATCTTCTATCCAGCGCACAACTTTCCCTGCCAAGTGCTCTGAACATGATTCCAATATATACTGAAACATTCTATAATGCGGATCAGAATTATCCCTTTCTATCCATACTTGAGCAAACATCATATAAAGGACAAGATTTATAGCTGTTATCGAAGTATCCAATGATTTGATATCACCTGATGCTATTATATATTCACCTTCAGACACCTTACGATAAGTGCAATTCACAGAGGTAGGAGAGTCACCTTCCAGTGACACACGCTCATATCTATCCATTTTATCTCCATTAAGCGCTTGATACAGCATGTATGCTCCTCCTTTTGTCCATGTCATCCCAATTGAAATATTCACTGACATATGAGTAGGCGATCCATATTCATTGGTGCCATTTCCTCCATATATATCTTTACAATCAGGATAATAGGTTTGTTCCATTTTTCTCCTCGTAGAAAACAACTGATGAAGAATAGAATCATTTGATCCAAAGAATAATCTCCCTTTCAGAAACATTAGCTTAACCGCTTCAGCCATCATTTCACCAAGATCCAAAGCACTCAGATCTTGATCTTTAATGGCCATCGTTGTTATAAGCTGAGGTAAGTGTTTCTCTATTGGAACTTCTCCTTCTGCTGTATCAGCATACCCTATCATTATCGAATTCATAAATTCTCTCATTAGTTGACATGATGCCTGTGCTTTTGTCGGATGAGTCGTAAATACTACACGGGTAAATTTGTCAAGTTGAACAGGCTTGATTTCAGGCCACTCTCTAAAACCAGCTTTTGACGAATTAAACCTTAAACATTTCACATCTTCGGGATGAAAGGTAAACGGTATCCTTTGATGCGGAACACATGACGAATAATAGAAATGCAATGCACAATGAAGGTCGTTAAAATTAAACCCTGGCATAAACGAAGCCATCTGCTTAGGTAACCTATCCAACTTTGACGG